GTCCCTTAACACCCGTATCCTTTACTACAACGCCTGCTCCTTGATAATTTTGACGAACACTGGCCGTGCTAAGTCCCGTAGTAAGCTCAAATGAGTTTAGACCGGTTGCAGTTGCCAACGCAATGGCACCACTCATCTGAGGGATGGTTGTGGTTTCGGTAGTATAGAAGATAGCCGCTAGCGCTGCGCTGCACGATCCCGTTGCCGAGTTGTCGACGAGCCCAGTGACACCAAGCGACGCGCTTGTGCTGCCTGTAAGAACAAAAAGTCCCCATGCCTTTCCTGCGTCGGCGGTGGCGCCGTCGGCATCCCAGCCGGCGGTGCCCGCAGAGGTCGCATTACTAGCTTGCGTGCCCAAAAGGCGAACATAAGTTAAAGGAGCGCTATTTCGTAGATATGCCTGTGCTGCGTAGCCACCATAATTTGGGGCCGTTACGTTTGCACCAAGTCGCCAGATATCTCCGTTGGCATGGCCGGGAGAAGGCGCGCCGAAAACCTCGACAAATTCAGAAAATGAATTAACTGTGATGGGCCTTAATGCGGGGCCCTTCTCTGCGCGTCCAATGACGACAGGGCCGATGCCTGCAGGTGAAGCAGGAATCTGGGAGTTATCGATTTCATTAACAAAAACTCCGGGTGATACAAATTTAAAATTCTTTACTGACATTCGTTTTTATCTCCTAAACCTGGGATATCGTTATTAAATAGTATTGAACGGGCTCAATAGTAACTAATCTCTATAAAATCCGTCCTTAATCTTGTCGGGAATATCTCCAAATATTACCTTTTCTCTCGAAAGCTTGAATTCTACTGCATTTTCTCGTCGTACAATCTTTGGTTTTTCTTGATTGTCCCCCTCGCCCACTAAATATCCAAGCACTTCTATGGTGATAGTATGTTCAAAATTTCTTTGCTCCATTCCCATATTAGCAGCATTCGATCCATTTGAAAAATTACCGTCTATGAACACTTCATAAAAATGATTTTCATACGATATCATCTTAGGCATGCGTGAATTACCAGGTATCGTTATAAATGGCTGAATTAGCTCATTAATTTGTTGTTGATATTCTGTTCGCAAAGTAATTTCATAATTCACCATCACCCAAACTGGGATTGGGATAGTTATTGTATCGTACACCACGCGCTGAATGGACATATCCCGCTTATTCACATTTTTCATCTTGGAGGAAACCTTTTGATCTACTCCATATTTCCTATTAGCAAACGCATTCTGAAATTCTGCTGTCTTTTTCTGATTAATCTGACGCGCGATGGTGATAGTACCGCCTTTTGCATCTGCAACGGGATATAAATTAGCATATATGCTCCCCTTTCGGGTGGGGTCTTTTGTGACAGTGGCCCTATTCACCGTAATTAATGGAAGAATAAGTGTATCTTCGGTATTGTCTCTAAGTTCTTTATTATAGCCAGCTTTTAGCTGATAAGCGCGCTCGGCCGTCACCCACAAAACTGGTGTTTTTCTAAAACCTTCATTTGTTGTGCAGAATAAATTTAAGTCTTCATTAATAAATTCAAGCATGGCCCCATCAATTGTTTCAAGAGTGGAAGGGGCGAATTCAATTTCCCTAAGCTGATTAGCAACCTTCTCATCTCCGACATAATCATACTTATCCGGGTTTTCTATTTGTCGTTGTGTGCGTCTAGTTGCCATTTTTTAACCTACGTATATGCCTGCGGGCACGTTTTGAAGAACCTTGGCCGTCGAGTCCTGAAGGGTAGAATCGTTGGCGGCCATCTTAGCGTATGTCAATTCATCTAGTGTCGTCTTGAGCTCCTCTCGCAACGCATCTTGTTCTGCCTTTGCTTGAGATAACAAATCTGACGCGTTAAGTGTGACGCTCTCGCCAGGAATTGGAACAGTGGCAAATTTACCACGGACTTGTCCCAACATTTCTTTACTTAGTGCCAACGCAAAACGTCGAATCCACTGCTTGCCAATAGCATTAATACTTTCATATGGAATATTCTGAAAGGGGAGAGTATTAAGATTATTAATTCCTTCGATCCCCGACTTAGGCTGGTCAGTCCCCTCTTCCCAGGGCTTGTACTGATTTTCGATGGTAAACTCCACCCAGAAATTCGTAGGACTTGTGGAATCGGGCTTCGGGAAAATACGCAATTTATTATCTTTAAGCTCGTAAGAATAATGAGAAATTCTGGTCCAGAGAGCATCTTCATATGCCATTGCTTGCAATTTATTCTGCCATGCTGGCACAAGTTCGAATGTAGAATCATCCGCATACTGACCATAAGTCCTTAAATTGCCTACAACGGAAAAGCCCCCGTAATATCCATAAAATCTCCACATTGCCCGAGGAGTTTTAAAATATACCTTACGAATAACTACTCGTTTGTCGCCCACTTGATTATAAAATGCACTAGTAGAGACCGTTGCAGAGGAAGAAATAATAGATTGAAGATCATAATCCTGCTGGTCGGTCACCCGGCTAATAGACGCAGAATAAATAGGCAATGTGCCTCCTAAGCCTACTTCCGTAATAGATCTTTCTGAAACTCGCCGAGCAAACCCATAATCAAATCGCGGATATCGTAAACTTACATTAACTCCTTCTAGATCATCTCCACTAGCTATTTGACCGTCTTGATCGAAGGAAGCCGTGGTCGCACCAAGCAAGTTTGATAGAGCATTCTTTCCTTGATGCACATTTAAGAGATACGAGTACTCTAAAACAGCCTCTTCATATGCAGAATAAACATTCCCTTCCGCTAATTCAACGTCTAGTACATCACCCCCAAGCTTTTTAAAGGTAAATGCCACCTGATCGGCCGCACCAGATAGAAACGGTGACGAAGCAGCATAAATGCCGAATGGCAACGTGGCCGCGACGTTACCAGGTGAGCCTGTAATAGGTAATACATTTGAATTTGTTGTTGATGCTGGGCTTAAAGTAGGAATTGCCATTAATGTACCTCGAATGCTCTGTTACTAAATAGAAAGCCCCGCCTCAAAAGAGACGGGGCTTTAACTATTTTGACCTTACGTCAGTTATGGCTAAACTAGGTTACGAACGATAACCAGTCCATACATATCTGGACGCACCATCTTCTTGGCGTAACGGGTCATAACTCCCTTACGAGGCACAAAGTCCTCAACGCCGAAGATAGTAGGCGTGGTCTGCAGCGGCACATAAGGTGCATACACATAGCCACTTTCAAGGAAACTACTTCCACGTCGACCCACAAGGATCAAGTTACGCGGGAAGTAAGGATCGACAAGAATGTCGAACTTCTTCGAAAGAGAACCAACCTTCACGGCGCCAATTTCGCCGCGATCGCTATCAGCAGTCACATTGGCACGGAAACCAGCCGTAAACTCAAGGATGTTAGCAACTTCAGGTGATGTCACCACGAAGTTAGCAGCACCCCGTAAAGTCTTACGGTGGATCTGCGCAGAAACATCGTTGATTGTCTCAACGAGTGTTTCATACCACTCACTCACGTTACCCGTGAAGTCAGGTGGTGCAGTACCAGACGCCTGATCAATGCCTGTAGTGACATTGACGAAGCGGCCCGGACTACGTGACCAGTGGTAAGTCGCTGCCTTCGCTCCTCGCACGAGATCTTCAATGATCTCACGATCGATTTCGAGAGCAACCTGCTCAGAAAGGATCTGAGTAAGTTCGACTTCCGCATCAAGGTTGTGGTAGGCGTTAAGATCCTGTCCTAACTCCGGGGTCCACTTAGCCTTAAGCTTCTTGGTAATCGCGGTAACGGATACCGAATCGATCTTAATGTCGATCTCGGGAATGTCAGCATTCCCTTCCAGTCCCCAGCCGGGTGCACTGTTACCAACAATCGCGCCCAAAGCATGATCGCCAACAACATTCTGGAAATCATCCTTCATCGGGAAGGATGCCGTCAGTGACGTACCGCCCTGGCCGGTGGTCAAGCCACCATCTACGAGTGCGCCGCGAGCGCGCTCGCAACCGTTCTGTCCTGAGCCGTCAGCGCCTCGAATCACAAACAAAATATTATCCTCATTTGCATAATCGGGACGCGTAAGTCGACGTGCCTGAATGCAGCCACTCCCCAGAGGGTAAGCAACGGGATCAATACCATGATTCGCGAGAGTAATGGCGACATAATCATCAGAATTCCATAATTCTGAAGAAGCCGTAAAGACCGACTTAGCGAGTGTACCAACCGCAACCTGAGAACCCGACAAAGTCGGATCGTACTGAACGAGACGATCTCCATCAGCAGCGCGGGAGCCACTCCAAGAACTAGCCAGGCCAGTTCCAACAGTACCAGATGCAATAATGCTGATAGAAACGCCAAGCGAACCAGTCGGAGACGAATAACCGTTATTAAGAGCATATGGACCAGCTTCCGGATTACTACCCGAAGACAAGTTGACACCACCGGTCAATGCTTGACCAACGACGCCACCGCCATACAGTGACGTATTGGCTACGTAACCCAAGCGAGCTTGGGAACCCTTTCTTCCACCAATATCGCCAGAAAAGACGAAATCGAGGAAGAAGATGAGGCCCGAAGGCAAACTCATCGGTTGAACGCTAACGAGTTCGTTGGCGATCAAATTGCCGAATACACGGCGAACGAGGGGGAATGCGACAGCCGCAAAGCCCTCAACGTCTCCAGCAGCCATGCTGGAAGACTCACGGAGCAGCTCTTTTGCTTGGTTCTCAAGCAATCGGGCCATACCGTTCCGAACGTGGTCGTCACCGAGACCTTCAAGAAGTCCAGTAGACTCCCATTTGCTAACGAGGGCAGCACCCTCAGCAGCAAGATCTCGATTAACGATACCTTCAGTTAATTTTTGTACAATAGACATTTTTATATAACCTCCTAGTATGTTATTGTTTTGTTAAACCTGCTAAACGCAGCATACGATCCATTTTTGGATCTCTTGTAGCCTTGTTATTTTGTTTAGAACTGATCAAAAGCGATGCGGGTCTTGTAACAGCTTCACGAAGTGTTTGGGGTCTCGTGCCATTAGATGACTGCGAAATCTCCACTGCGTTTTGAATTGTTTCAAAAATCATATGCGCTTCTTCAACAGAATTGGCAGATTGAACAGCTTCGACAATTTTATTTTTTTGTCGCTCATTCAAGGAGGCGCTGTTAAGTGCCTTGTTTTGATAAACAAGCTTAGCGTTTTCCAAGTTCAACCTTGTAAGTTGAGACTTGGATTTTATCAAGAGAGCACGTAGCTCTCTATTTGATTCTTTAAGTTTTGTGGCCCGGACTTCAAAAAGTGCCGCATCCGATACAACATCGGGGGCCGTGTGGACCGCTTCCTCTTCCTCTTCTTCTTCGAGGTGGGCATCTTGCGCGGCAGACATGGCGTCATTATTTGCCTGCTCAACACTATTATAAGCGGACCCTTCTGCGGACCATCCCTGAGGACGTGGGCTCATATCTACTACAAGCTCCTCGATAAGATCGGCAAGCATTTCTTCTGTAAGATCGAAATCTTCGTCTTCAGTAATCCCCATAGATTTCATAGTATCTTTATCCTCTTTTTCGGCTTCAGTGCCCATTAAGCCCGGATCATTTGGTCCGGACATGGAGGCGTCACCTTCAGTCTCCTCGGCTCCATAAACATCCGGAGATTCGGGACCCTCCGGACCACCCGTATCGGTAGCCTCTGCCAACTCGGGGGCTGCTTCAGGGGCGCCCATTTCAGGCGCGCCGGGTAGTTCTGTTGCTAGCTCGGGCGTATCAATAAGAGACTCGGCACCGAGATCGCCGCCGGCCGCTTCCTCTTCCTCAATGCGAGCCTTTAATGCATCAAAATCAATCTCAATCAATTCATCCGTTGGTGGTGCATCGAGCTCTTCAGTTTGAAATGCAAACGGTACATCATCAGTAAAAGAGGCGTCAGCCCCTTCACCTTCGCCTTCACCAAGACCCATTTCATCCTGTTCCAATAATGTCGAAAGGGCCCCTCTTACTTCTGTCGAATACTTCTCTAATACAGCATTTTCAGCATTTTTAAGGGCCGCTTCTTTCAAGGCTTTCGCATCGACAATAGCTTCTTCTAATAGTGAAGACATAAAAATTACTCCAAATCCGACATGTAATCACAATAAATAGTGTCTAACTTGAGGAAATGACTAATAGATGTGTTTTCTGACTGGGAATCGAGAAATTTTAATTTTATCCATGTTCCTGGGCTCTGTTGTCATTAAGAACAAACCAATTGGCGCCGGTGCTCACTACTGTTATACTCTGTGGGGTGGTCCCGCTGATTCGGATTGAGTCTTGTACGGGATCCTCGAAATGGGGGGACTGAAATTCTCCGCCAGATCCAGTAACAGTAAGATTGGGCTCCGACTCGCTATCCTGCACCGCGTGACTTATAACATGATACACTCTTCCTGTAATTCCAGAAACGTCAGGCAAAGTGATGGTAGCATCCCCATTACCCGTATAATCTATCATATAGTGTGTCTCATTGACCGCGAGATTTACAGTAGTTTGTGTATAGTTTCCGGCCTGGGATCCGCTAATCTCAAAAGTAGAACTCGGCGCAGATAGTCCGACTCCGACCCTATCATTTGCAGCATCTGTTGTAAGGAGATTGTCTTGATTTTCACCATTAACCCGAAAATCAATATCTGCGCCAGCAGCATTAACTAGAACTTTGTCGTTAGTGGCCTCCTCCAGTTTAAGCATGTTCTTATTGCCAGCAAATAAGGATATTTTATCACCTTGAAAACGGATGTATGTGTCTGCATCTCCATTGTGATAAATGTATTCATCAACACCCACGGTGCCCGCAACATCAAGAGTATAATCGGGTGCATTTGTGCCCACCCCTACTAGTGCAGTAGAACCGCTTACAACAAAAACGGTAGTGCCGCCAGCAACGACACCGACGGCATCCTCGCTCCAATCTAAATAAGTGTTCTGTTGGGTATCATCCTCATTATAGATGTCGCCGCGATAAACTTTGCCTTTTGTGTATTTGTAAGACATCTCATACTAAATAGAATCTCAAATATAAAAAGGGTGGATACTCCGAAGAATACCCACCCTTAAAATATTAATCTTATTCGGCTAACTTAACATCATCTTAGTAAAGGTACCAGTCAGAACCAGATGCCACTAAGAACACAGCGCCGCCGGCGCTATCAAGTGTCACAGAATCAGTCGAATCATCGATTGTCTCGTTACCATTAGCATTAATCTGAACACTTGCAGTCATATCTGGGTGACGTTTAATGTTAAGCGCGTTGCCGTTCGAAGCTGCAGGCAAATTGAGCTGGAGCTTAGACGAACCAGTTCCATTACAAATATAATGACTATAGTCAATTGTAGTAAGAGTAACATCAGCAGCTACCTTCAGCTGACCGCCGAAGTTATACGCACCATAAAGTGCCAACTCGGGTTGATTACCGTCTACGTTCGTGCCGATCTTGACCGCCTCCGAACCGTTTGTAGTACAAAAGGCCAGATAGGTGTTCTGAGATTCAGCAACAAACCAAGCTTCTGCCAGATTATCAGCCATTGCCACGTAACTGTTACCAGTTGTCGACCAGTCCGATGAGCCGACATCGATTACTCGCGAATAGAGCTCCTCGGCGGCAACCTCTGAGCCGCTCACGATCGAAGCCGTAAGATGCCCGTTAGCTGTAATTGTACCAGCAGATGAAATAGTAACACCCGTACTACCATAACCACCGCCGATATCCATAGCGAGGAAAGAGCTCTCATCGAGTATCGCCTTAATTGACGAACCAGTTATGGTGCCTATACCAGCAATGTCCTTAGCGCTGGATAAAACAACCGCCTTAGAAGCAGCTGCTGTACCGGCAGTCACATCTACGTAATTGAGTTCTGCGCCCGTCGCAGTAACTGCAGTCGTTCCAACCATAAAGCCAGCACTAGCAGTCAGCGCGCCGGCGTTAACCGCGCGCGGATCGGCAGCACCAATGTTAGCTCCGTCAATAGAGCCACCGTTAATATCAACAGTAGTGATTGTACCTAAATTAGCAACAGTATTGCCAGCATTTGTCCAGTTACCGTTAAAGCTTTCGAGAGTCAGCTGACTTATATAACCGTACGTACCACTCAGAAGCGTTCCGGACAACTGATTGAAGGTCCCAATGTTTTGGTTAGAGTCTAAGATAACAGCCTTAGAAGCTGCAGTAATACCAGCAGTAATTCCATCAAGATATTCAATCTCAGTTTCACTAATGGTGGTTGTGCCAACAACTAAACTATCTGCTGAAACAGTTAGATCCTTGAAGTGACCCGAGCTCGCGCTCATTACCGAAGCACTAAGTTGACTGCTGGCGCCATTCCAGTCCGAGTTGGCATTAAGTACGACAGCTTTACTAGCTGCACCAGTACCCGCAGTCACATCTACGTAATTGAGTTCTGCGCCAGTAGCTGTAATAGCGGTTGACCCCAGCATAAAGCCCACACTAGCAGTCAGAGCATTGGTCGACAGGCTACCAGTAATACCGAGACCGCCAGTGCTCGGATTAAAATTTATTTTTGTAGAATTGTCTGCAACAAGCGTTACGTCGCTTCCAGCAGCAGTGACACCAACTAGGGTGTAATTGAGATCATCTGATCTTGCTGTAACGTCAACACTATCTGAGCTAACGCCGCTTAAACCAGCGCCGTCGCCCCAGAACGACGAACCAGAAATCTGTGCCGTCGACGTTAAAATGTTTGTTAAAGTAATCGAGCCGCTTAATGTGGCCGACCCTTTTTGAAATTTATATGCCATTTTTAAAATCCTCCTATATTATGGCAAAACGGGTGAAAAAATAATAAATGGATCGCGATCACTCAACGGAGGAGTAGTAAATAATTAAAGGTGCCCACATTCGTTTCTATAACATATAGTGCTCTAAGAGAGAAAAATCCCTTAATAAATAAACCAATTGGCACCATCTGTATAGAGGCTTACAGCAGCATATGCCGATTCAATTTCAACACTGGTGGTTCCATCAATAGTATCAGAGGCAGATCGCAGAATAGTGATGACATTTGTTGCTGCGTTGCCTCCCTCATCTTTTACAACATATGTTTGTCCTTCGGTTGCTGTAGAAGC